CCATCACAGTGCCCCAGCCGGGTAGACCAACCGCCACTTGGGCAACGCTGCCGACATCCACGGCTTCTGCCTCATGCTCTGTACCGGGAACTGGGAGCCCCAGATACGTATCCATTTCCTCCAACGGGTCTCCGGCGTCCACGGTTACCAAGTGGTCAAATATGGGTGTCTTGGCTGACTCACCAAATTCCCTCCCATCCAATTCTTTCACAAACTCCATATGCATTGATTGGTCATATCCATATCTATTTATCAACGCCAGCCACGTTTTCTCTGTGGCCCGTCCCTGGACGTCGGCTTTCATTTTCCAGGGCTCCGGGGCTAGCTGCATCCAGTCATCTGGGCTGGTCTTCTTAAGCACCCAGTTGCAGTAGGCCAACAAAGGCGGATTACTGCTGACCGTATCCAGCAAACTCAGAGCTGTCATCCTAGCGTACGCTTTTTCCATTCCCGGTTTACTCGTGAGACTAACACCGATCTTGGCTAGCGTCCTACCGACCAACGGTGTGAACGTCGGCCCCACCGAGTCTTCTACCATGAATTGACTACAAAACTCAACTCTGCCAACTTCTCGGTGGTACTTCGGCTTAGCTTTGAAACCCATCTTGGCCATCCCATCCTGCCAATCTATTGGATCTCCCTTATGGCACCCAACGTTGTCATCTCCCTGAGCTGCCATCTGCAGGTTAACGCCTGCCTCATCAAAGCTACACCCGGTCATCTTCTGGAAGATGAACCTGTGCACCAACAGGTTTATGATGGAGTTCATCAGCGAGGTGTAAACATCCCCCGACTTCCGTGTTCCTTCAACGCTATACTTCCAACCTGTGCCGGTATATCCATGGGTGTGCAGGTTGGCTTCCATCAAATCTACGACCGCTCGCGGTGCCCCAACATGTTTGCAGATGGCTATCTCCATAAACCCATACTGCTTGACTATGCTCATGTCATACGCACTAACGTCATCCTCAAATATTCTGTAACCCTCACGGTCAATGAACGCAGCGACCTGTCTGTTCGTGCGTCCTGACGTAAACATCATGCCCCCAGTCCCGTCCAGCCACCTTTTCATCCTACCCTGCAACGCGGACATCCAGGGTCCCACGAAATTGGTCAAATCATTATGGGCTCCTTGTATCAATCTGGGCATCTTCCTGCTCGCGGTCAACACATTCCCTTTGTTCTGGTTCTCCTTCTTGGTGAATGCCTTCCTCCTAGTGGCATTGTAGAGATGTTCCTTTGTGAGTTGGCTCTTCTCATCTAGGCCCATGGCATCAGTGTTCGACTTAGATATCCTTAACTGCCTCTTGACCTCCAGCTTACTGTTGACCCCGGCTAACCACTCGTCATAATTCAGAGGCTCAATAACCATAGCTGGACCCATCAATTTGCGCATCCCACTCTTATACCACGTTTCAAATTCCTTCATCCAGGCTGGGTCAAACGCTGGCGGTGCAGA